TCTCCCCAGTGACTGCATCGATGCCTGAAATCGATGCAGTCACTGGGGAGATCCTCAACGCTTACGCCATGATATCGCGCGGCAGGAAGTATGCAGGCATGGCCGGCGTGCCACTCCCTCTGTCCCTGAATGATATCGAGCTTTACCTGGCATCGCGCACCATCCTGATCGACCGCATTGAGTTTGACGCAGCGATACTTGCCCTCGATGATGCCTGGCGGGATGATTGGGCGAAGGAACAGAAAAGAAACAGCAAGAAAAAATGAGCCTCGGCACGGTCCGGGGCTTTTTTATACCCGCAACAAATAGCGCATTCGCGTGCGTATCTTCCAGCAAGAGCTTTCCGTAGTGTGAGTCTGAGGCAGGGCGGTGGATTTCATCGTTCCGCTCTTGGCTGCCCATGTCTACGCGAACAGGCTCGCACCACAGAAAGGTAAATACGATGAAATATCCAACCGTATCAGTAAACGGCGTTTCCGTTCGTGTCGATGACTATGGACGTTACAGCCTGAACGACCTGCACGCCTCAGCTGTATGCAGTGGCCAGGCCAAAGAAAATCAGGGGCCAAGCCAGTTCCTTCGCTCTAAGAAGGTTAAGGGATTTGTTCAAACCTTAGCCAGAATGCAAAAATGCACTCTGGAAGAAAATCAACCAGTTAAGGTTATTAACGGCGGCGTAAACCAAGGTGTATGGGCCTTGGAAATTGTTGCAATTCGCTATGCCGCATGGCTCAGTGCTGAGTTTGAGATCCGGGTTTACCAAACCTTTCAGTCTCTTGTTCGACAGGGCTTTGATGCTATGGCCCGCTTAAATAAAATTGACCATGTGATAAACACCGAAACCAAGGAAGTGAGTCAGTGCGCAAGTCGCATGGGCAAATGGGGATCTGGTGGTCGCAAACGCCTGCTCCTGGCAGCCCGTGCCCGTGTGGTTGATGAGGTACAAATGTACCTGCCTGGCTTTGAGGCTTAACTATTGTGGCAAGGATGCCCGCATTGCCTTGTAAACCACATGTGATAGGATGTTTCTGATTGCAATCAAAGGAAACATGGAATGAAAAAAATAATGGCAGTGGCTTTGGGGGCGGTGCTTCTATCTGGCTGTGTTGCTCCAAGCGTGGTTAGTCCTAAAAAAGCAGATCTTCCGGCGTTTCCGCAGTCGGAATATGCATCTATTAAAGTGGATGGCAGCGAGACACTTTCCGGTCAGGCATTCTTAACTACAATGGGCGGTGATGTGAAGGTTGCGGCAGGGCAAGACATTATGCTAATGCCAAAGACCAGTTATACCGACGCAATATACAATTATCAGACTACCGGAGTGGCCTATAATACCCCGGATTCTCGGTACGCAAAATACACCAAAATGGTGCAGGCTGATGCCCAAGGGAAGTTTACATTCACCGACATAGCTCCCGGTAAATATTACGTTGAGACCATGATCATGTGGTACAGGCCAAGTCAGTTTGGCCTCATGCCGGAAGGCGGTTTGGTTATAACGCCTACGGAAGTTGTTAAAGGTAAAAATAACACCGTAATGGTTACCAGGTAAGGAATATCGCCACCTCCGGGTGGCTTTTTGCTGATGGGGTAGGGTATGGAGCCGATTTTTGGGTTTATGTTATTTGCTCTTGCTTGTCTGATTGTTTCCATCATAGCAACCAAGAAGCATACGTTATTGATTGGGTTTACCTATTTCGTAGCAATGTGTGCCGTTGGTTTTTTGTTAGTTAGGCTGGCAGCCAGTGTTAGCCATGATGGATTCATTGCGGGTTGTGCGGCGTTCATTTCACCATTACTTGGTTTGTTGGTTTCTCTTTCATCAAGGGATGATCAGCAGTTGGCGATAAGTAAAGGTGAGTCCGCAAACTATAAGAAATGCCCTTTCTGCGCAGAGTCAGTTCGAAAAGAAGCCATAAAATGTAAGCACTGTGGTAGCGATCTAAAAGAAACAACCTAAGTTCAATTAGCCCACTCAGGAGGGCTTTTTATCATTGTTTAAACATTTCCTAACCCGCTTAATCAGCGGGTTTTTTATTGCCCGGAGAAAGGTAAATGACTGAACAAACATCCCGCCTCGCTATTATTCTCGATAGCACCGGAGCAGAAAAGAATGCGGATAGTTTAGCCAGTGCTTTAAACAAAATAACGGCAGAGGGTGAAAAAGCTGAGTTTGCAACGGATAATCTCTCCGCAGCTACTAAAGATCTGAATTCCCATCTTAAGGTTGGACCAAAACACGCTATCGAAAATGCGAAGTCAACAAGGTCGCAGCGGGAAGAAATAGAAAAATTACTGGATAAGCTGGATCCTACATCAAAAGCGTTTGATGAGCTGGATAAAGCAATGGAGCGGCTGAAAAAGGCAAATCTATCTGGTGTGCTGGGGGCTGAGGAATTCAGCCACTACAGTTCCATCATTGATCAAACCCGCAATCGTCTTCAGTCTGCTCAGGATGAATTGACTGGGTATACGCAGGCCCAGAGAGAAGCTGCGAAAGCTGCTCAGGATTCAGCAGCGCAACAGGCGCAGCAAGAGCGAATTCTCACGCAATTACAGGCTCGCCTTGATCCCGTAACCCACGCATTACAGGCTCTTGACGAGCAGCAGCGGCAAATTTTCGAATATACGTATAGTGGTGCGCTTAGTATCCAGCAGTATGATGCCTACAGTGCCAAAATTGCCGAAGCCCGCCGTGAGTTGAACGGAGAAGCGCAGGCAGAACGTGATGCAGTAAAGGCTCAGGAAGAGCAGCGTGCTTCGTTGCAGCGATTAGTTGGCCAACTAGACCCTTTCTCAGCTGCGTTAGATAAAATCAAGAAACAGCGAGCTGAACTGTCTGCAGCCAAAGACGCTGGGCTGCTTACGCCTGAATACCACGCAGAGCTTTCAAATAAGCTGGATTTGACGGAGAAAGGGCTCAATCAGGTCAGTAATGAAATGCGGTATGGGGCCATCTCGGCAGGGCAGTATAAAAATGCCATGCGGTTACTCCCCGCTCAGCTGAATGATATTGCTGTTGGCCTGGCTGGCGGTATGCCTTTGTTCACAATCTTCATGCAGCAGGGTTCGCAGATAGCCGATTCGTTTGGCGGTTGGGGTAATCTGTTCGAGATCATAAAACAGCAGTTGCTGGGGGCCGGAGATGCCGCCGATGAATCAAGCGATTCCCTGTCAGCTAACGCTAACTCATTGTCTGAAAATGCAGAGAATGCCAAAAAACTGACTGGATTTCTTAATCCCATGACTATCGGGATCGGCGCTCTTGTCGCAGTTGTGGGTACTCTCACATATGCCTGGTACAAAGGCAGCCAGGAGCAACAGGAGTTCAATAAGTCCCTTGTCCTGACCGGGAATATTGCCGGGGTAACCACCGGGCAATTGGCAGACATGGCGAGATCGGTCGCAGATAATACAGGGAATACCACAGCCGCTGCCGCTCAGGCACTAAACCGTGTTGTCTCTGGTGGTAAAATCGCTACAGGTTCAATGCAGACTGTCACAGAGGCCGTTGTCGCAATGAATGATGCGACCGATGAATCTATCGATAGCATGGTGGCAGACTTCGAGAAAATCGCACAAAACCCGGTAGCTGCTATTGGAGAACTGAACGACAAATATCACTTCCTAACACTGGCAACCTATAACCAGATTAAAGCGCTTCAGGACGAGGGTAATCAGCAGGAAGCCGCCAGGCTGGCGACTGAAGCATATGCTGCAACTATGAAGCAGCGTGCAGATGAGATTACTGAAAGTTTGGGTACCTTGCAGTCAGCATGGAAATGGCTCGGCGATGAGGCCAAAGGTGCATGGGATGCAATGCTCAACATTGGGCGTGAAAAGAGCCTTGAATCCCAGCTTGAAGAGGCAGAAAAAGCCTTAGAAAACGCACAGCGAAGCCGCGGATTAGGTAATGGTCTGTGGAATACCTATGGAGTTAACTATCAGGGCAGTGATAACGCGATCGCGCAAGCTCAGGCGCAGGTTGATTCTCTGAGGGGGCAGATTACAGCTCAGGGTGTGCTGAATGACGCTATTAGCACCTATAACAAGCGGCAACAAAAAGGCGTTGATGCAATGCGGCGACTGGATGCACAAGCAGACCGGATGGCATCTAATGAGAGCAAACGCAAGAAAGAGCTTGCTCAATTAGACAGGGATCTTGCAGACGCCAGGGCTGCGGGGAGGGCAATAAGCGCTGAGGATGAGGCAGCAAGGCGCAAAGAGATAAACGAGAAGTACAAAGATCCAAAAACACCCAAGGGGAAATCATATACAGAGGATGCCGCAACCCGACTGCTTGATCAGATAAACCAGCAGACTGCCGCGATGCAGTCACAACTGGATGCCAGTGACAAGCTTAACAGCGCGACACAGGCACGGATCAAGTTCGAGCAGCAGATTGCTGACCTCAAATCTAAAACGCAGCTCACAGCCGACCAGAAGTCGATCCTTTCCCGTTCAGATGAAATCCTCCAGGCATATAAGCAGCAGGAGGCACTGCAAAATTCCGTCAAAACCCTGGACGATTACCGGAAGATGCAGGAACAGGTAAAGACGAAGGATGAGCGGACCAACGATCTGCTTAAAACCCGTCTTGAACTGCTGGAGAAAGCCAAAGCAACCGGGCAACTGAAACCCGGTGAATATGAAAAAACGCGGGCAGATATTTATCAAAACACCGATATGCAACTGCCCTCGACGGTTCGTAATGTTGTGGGTAATACCACGCCGACCGGCGGCCAGCTATCTGGCACTTTTGGCGGAATGCAACAGCAATATAGCCAGCTCGATCAGGCGCAAAAAGATTTGGATGCCTGGCTTGCCCGGAAGGAAGAGGCTTACGTAAAGGCTGGAGCAATTACAGCTGAGGGTGAAGCGAGGATGCAAAAAACTCGCGCCGATGCTGCAAACGCTGCTGCGGTTATAGAGGCCCAAAAAAACGCCATCATTACCAGTACTACGCAAAGCATGATGGATAGTGGATTGAGTATTCTGGCCGATGGTTTTGGTCAGCAATCCGGCATTTACAAAGCAGCTTTCGCAGCCAGTAAAGCCTATGCGATTGCACAGTCCATGGTAGCGATCAACGCTGGTATTGCACAAGCTGCAAACATGCCGTTTCCATCAAACTTGATTGCAATGGCATCTGTGGCAGCGCAAACCGCGAGCATCGTTTCCAATATCAAGGCTGTTGCGGATACAGGGTTTGCTTCCGGTGGTTATACCGGTCCCGGTGGGAAGTATCAGCCAGCCGGCATTGTCCACAAAGGCGAGTATGTCTTTGACCAGGCGTCAACGAACCGGATCGGCGTGTCTCAGCTTGAGGCACTTCGAAATGGCCAACCGCTTGATGCAACTCTGGGGCGTACAGGGTTTGGTACTGGTGTCCAGAACGTTAACAGCGACAACAGCAGCAAGACCACCATCCATGCTCCCATTGAGCAGCATTTCCATACGCCGACCGGTGTGACACCTGATCAGATGGCTCTCTCCATGGCTCAAACGCAGAAGCGGGCGACAACGGAAGCCTTGGATCAGGTTGCTGCTCAATTGTTGAGAGGAGATGGGAAAGTTGGTAAGGCAATGCGCAGTAAATATCCAGGCAGAGGGTTAGAGTGATGACTGATATCTACTACCCGCATGACAGTCTTCCGATGCCATTACAGGAAGGATACGGATTCCAGCCTGTAAGCCCGTTAAAACGTACCCAGTTAATCACCGGCCGCGCGCGGCAAAGGCGAGCTTATACGTCCACGCCGACGCAGGCCAGCATCACCTGGTTTATGGAAACCGATGCGCAGGGACTGGCGTTTGAGTCCTGGTTCCGTGATGCGTTATCTGACGGGGCTGCATGGTTCATGATGAAACTGCAGACGCCGGCAGGCATTAAGTTTTACAAATGCCGCTTCACAGATATTTATCAGGGACCGGTGCTGGTGGCCCCGATTTACTGGAAGTACACGGCGACGCTTGAATTATGGGAACGCCCCCTTGCTCCTGCCCCATGGGGTAATTACCCGGAATGGATCGTCGGCAGCTCACTGCTGGATATTGCGCTGAATAAGGAGTGGCCCAAGGCTTGATTAAAACCGTTTCACCTTCATAATCACTTGTGTCGATTTGTGGGAAAGTCCTTCATGCCGCTCCGTAGCCGGAGCGTGAAATAAAGCGCGGAATAGCGATCCTGCCGGTGAGGGTACACCCACATTCGACACCAATTTTTAAGGTCACCTTCGGGTGGCCTTTTTTATTGGGTAAAAATCATGACAATACTCAACCGCCTCTACGCCAGCAGCGGGCCGGAGGAGATCATTGAGACGCTGCAGATCTCCATTGGCTCAGATATTCACTACCTGTGCCAGGGTTACGAGAACATCACGGCAACGACGGAGAACGGCGATACCGTAACGTTTACCGCCTGTGCGATAGACATTGCGTTGCCGGCGCGCAATGCGGACGGCACGCAGGACCTCAAATTTGCCCTGTGCAATATCGATGGTGTTGTGTCCACGGCGATCCGCTATGCCATGGCTAACAGATTACCTGCATGGCTGACGTACCGGAGTTATATCTCTACAGATTTAGCAGCGCCTGCGGCAGTGCCGTATACGCTGAAAATCAAGTCGGGCTCCTGGACGGCGACAGAGGTTCAGATCACTGCGGGCTACATGAATATCCTCGATACCGCCTGGCCGCGTTTCCGCTACACGCTACCTGTCTTCCCCGGACTGCGTTATATCAGCTAAGGAATTCCAATGTTTAACCCTGATAAATACCTTTCAGTCGTATGGCAGAAGGGCGGAAGAACGTTTCCCCGACTCGACTGCTTCGGTCTGGTTAACGAAATTCGGCGGGATCTCAGCTTGCCAGAATGGCCTGATTTCGCCGGGGTGACCAAAGACGATGGAGGCCTCGACCGAGAAGCCAGAAAACTGATGTTAAAACTGGAACGCTGCGACCCCTGTGAAGGAGCGGGGGTGGCTTGTTTCTCAGGTTCGACAGTGACGCATGTTGCTGTTGTGGTGAAAATCAATGGCGAACTGATGGTAGCAGAGTGTGGGAGTGCCACTAATGTCATGTTCCTGCCGCTGGCTCGCTTTATGCGTCGCTATGTCCGAGTGGAGTTCTGGAAGTGACGATCAGATTATACCCTTCCCGCCTGCCGGGTCAGCCACTCGAGACGCATGAGCACGACACCATCAGCATCCGTGACTGGCTGGTAAAAAATGTCGAAAACTATTCCGACAGAGAATTTCCACCTTTGGTTGTTGAACTGGATGGCTTACCTGTTGCGCCAGCGGACTGGGCGACTCAGATCATCCAGCCTAAAAGCGATGTTAGGTTCTATCCGGTTCCCTTTGACCCCGTAACACTTGGCTGGATTGCAGTTGGCGTATCGGTCGCAACTGCGGCTTATTCCCTTTTCATGATGAGCAACATCGATAAGGGTGGCTATACCTCATCCACAGGGCGAAGCCTCGACCTGAATCCCGCTAAAGCAAACAGCGCGAAACTGGGTGATGCGATTCGTGAAGTTTTTGGGCGCGTGCGTATTTATCCGGATTATGTCGTGCAGCCCGTTACCCGGTTTGATGCCGCCGATCCTACGAAAATGCGCGTCCAGATGCTGCTGTGTCTCGGTGTCGGTGATTTGATTTATACCAATGGCGATATCCGGGTTGGCAGTACGCCAGCTTCAACGCTACCGGGATTCAGCAGCACCCATTACCCGCCAGGCGCGGACGTTTCCGGTGATGAGCGCAGCGAAAACTGGGTCAACTCCACCGAAGTGGGCGGGACGTCATCCGGCACCGGGCTGGATATGGCCCAGACGTCGCCGGACGCAGACGACATTATCGCAGACAGCATGACCGTATCCGGTTCGAGCGTAACGTTTAACGGGCTGGACACGGATGATGATGACGATAATGACGAGAACGATAACGCGCTGCCGCCCAGCTGGGTCGCCGGCGCCGTGGTCGAACTGAAAGCCCCGGCGAACTACCAGATCACTTCGGCGGCTGGATACAGCGTTATCGCCAGCCCGCTGCTGACGGAGATCGCGCCGGTAGTAGGTATGCCGGTGACGCTGGGGTTTAACTCTGTCGATTACGATCTGTTTATCGCGTCATATACCCCCGGTCAGGCTGCAGTGCCCGGCGCCGGGGGGAGTGCGGCAAAAGTCCAGGCCAGTGCGGCCCCGACCACCTACGATTTTTCGACCAGCTCCAGCACGTTCACGATCACCTGGCAGGGGGTTACCTACCCGGTGTCGCTGGTGGCTAACTACGTTTCGATGTCGGGACTGCTGGCGGCCATCACCGAGGGACTCACTGGCTCCGGCCTGGTTGCGCAGGACAACGGCGGAACTGTACTGATAACCGAGTCGGCCAGTCCGTTCGCGGGTGGGGCGATCACGTCCTCTTCACTGCCTGCAGCTGTTTTCGGTGATGCCCCGGTTTACACCTCCGGCACGGCATCAACCGGCGGCAGCCCGGCGGTAACGGCGAATGTGACACTCGCCTATAACTCTGCCACGGGCACCGCATTCTCCGGGATGCCGGAGGGGGTGCAACGGCTTTCACTTGCTCACCGCGGGAATGAGTACCGGATTGTGTCAGCTGACGGCACGACGGCGTCGGTGGCTCGCCTGGTTTCCGGTGCCGTTGATGAGTCATGGCCGGGATTCACCGCCAGGACGATGATCGACTATGAGGCTTCTGGTCTTAACGACACGCTGAGCTGGCTGGGGCCTTTCCTCGTATGCCCTGAGAATGAAGTGGTGGATGCATTCGAGGTGAATTTCTCCTTCCCGAACGGCATCTGTGGCTTTGACAGTAAGGGGAAAAAGCGGCTTCGGCATGTTGAGTGGGAGATTCAGTATCGCGTCTACGGTTCCGGATCGGGGTGGGTGAGTCACCAGGGAGAGTATGCGCTTAAAAACGTCAACGGGCTGGGATTCACTGAGCGGATCACCCTCAGCTCACCAGGGCTGGTAGAGGTTCGCTGTCGCCGGCGCAATGAGCAGGGCTCAAACAACGCCAGGGATTCGATGTACTGGCAGGCACTGCGCGGGCGTCTGCTGACACGACCTTCATCCTATCCCGGCGTGTCGCTGATGGCGGTGACGGTCGAGACGGGCGGGAAGCTGGCGGCGCAGTCGGACCGCCGCGTAAATATTGTGGCCACGCGGGCCTACGACTCAGGAACGGCCAGAACCATTTCGGGAGCGCTGCTGCATGTCGCGAACTCTCTTGGGCTGGAAATGGATGTCGACACCATCAACGCGCTGGAGTCCGCGTACTGGACGCCACGGGGCGAGTATTTCGATTTCGCCACGGGCGACAGTATCTCGGCGCTGGAAATGCTGCAGAAGATAGCCAATGCCGGGAAGTCCCGCTTCCTGTTGAGCGATGGCCTGGCGACGGTAAACAGGGAAGGGATTAAGCCCTGGACTGGCGTGATCACTCCGCATGAGATGGTGGAGGAGCTGCAGAGCGGATTTACCGTACCGTCAGACGATGATTTTGATGGTGTCGACGTGACGTACATCAACGGGGCTACCTGGGCAGAGGAGACCGTTAAATGCCGGACGCCGGACAATCCCACGCCGGTGAAAATCGAGAACTACAAACTTGATGGGGTACTGAGTCAGGACCACGCCTATCAGATCGGCATGCGTCGCCTGATGAAATACCTGCTGCAGCGGGTGACGTTCCAGACCACTACCGAGCTGGACGCGCTGTGCTACAACACGGGGGATCGCATTGTGCTCACGGATGATATTCCGGGTAACAACACGATTTCCTGTCTGGTGGAGGCGATGACAACGGCTGGTGGCGTGACAACGTTCACCGTTACGGAGCCGCTGGACTGGTCTTTCGAAAACCCCCGAGCGCTGATCCGCTATCAGGATGGATCTGCATCTGGGCTGATGGTGGCGAGCAGGGTGGGTGATTTTCAGCTGTCAGTCCCGCACCTGAGCGAGTTTGATGACCCGATGAAGGTTGACCTGTCGTCGGCAACCATCGAGCCGATCCGCCTGGTGTTCTGCGGCTCAACGCGCCACGTCTACGACGCCATTGTAGAGGAGATCGCCCCGCAGTCTGACGGAACCTGTCAGGTCACCGCTAAAGAATACCTCGAATCGTTCTACCAGTACGACGACGCCACATACCCCGGCGTCGCTGCTTAATACCAAAAAAATCCCTTTCAACTTTTCTTTCGCTCAAACCCTCGTTTGGGCGAACGCCTTTTTTGGAGCAAAAAACATGGCCGAACTTAACCCGCCTTTGGGAACGACGACGCCTGAAATTTTCCTGGATAACGTCAAGCGCGCTGACGAACTGGTGAACGGTCCGGCCGGAACGGTTAACGACCGCGGCGGTGAACCGCTCGATACCTGGCGCCAGATGATGGCGAAAAACGATGAGGTCAGGCAGAACCTGATCCCGCTCAGTAAGCAATACCAGACGCTGGCAGAGGCACAGGCTGATATCGCGAATATCCCTGCTGGCTCGACAACGTATGTTCGCAGCCATGACGACAGCGCGCTCGCTGATGAGTACATGAATAACGGCGGGACGCTGCAACCTACCGGGCGGAAAATGCCATCTCAGGGAGCCATCACAGCAGTGATGGCTTACATCTCATCGCTCATATCTACTGATGATTCTGGTGACCCCCTACTGACGCTGAATGATGAAGCGGGATTTCGCCTTGCGGCATTCGGCCTTAACGCGATACAGAGCAATGCAATGAATGCAGAATATGACCCGGATGTATCTGGCTTTGTGTTCCGGGACAGCGTCGGATTCGTTATTCAGCAAATAGGGACTCCTCTGCTCAGCTCTGTTGACAGTGTTCAGCCTGTCGTTGAGCAGCAGCGATTGGTGACTGAGGCATTCAGTGCTGAATCTGACGCGGATATTTCTGGTTTTGTATTTCGCGACAGTGTGGGATTTGTCCTGATGAATCTCAATGGTGAGCAAAGCAATCAGAATAACGATGGGGTAGATGACATTTCACGCAGAAATGCAGCAAATCTTGCCGCTGCTGCTGCCGCACGAGACGAAATTAATACGCGTATTGCTCGGCCGGTTTACGATTACAATATTCTGATCACAGACGGCCAGTCGCTGAGTAACGGGAATGAGGGATGGGCTGCACTGAGCAAGGACATTCGCGCTACTCTGAACATTAATATGCTCGGTGACTCCGTCCGGCCAAAAAATGAGAACGGCTCGACGTTTACGCCGCTTAACGGAGCTGAAATCAGACCAGCCCGTGCAGTAGTGCAGGATTTAATCGCCCCTCCTGATGGCGGAAACCTCATGACTGATGAGGCCGTGGCTGCGCTGCCTCGCGGTGCCAACAATTTCGGTGAAACCGTCGATATCGGCGCGATGTGGATGTGGCGGGAAATGCAGTTACAGTTCCGGGGGCTGGCAACGGATGAGCGCAAAATTGTGGCTGTCAACTGCGGTGTTGGCGGGCAGATTATTGAACACCTCTCTAAAGGCCATTCCTGGGGATTCTACAACCGGATCATTTCAGCCGTTACCCAGATTAAAGCCATTGCTGATACCGAAGGTAAAACCTGCGGCGTGGTGGGTTTTTTATATCTTGGCAATGAATATAACTATGACAGCACAAAAGGAGGGGCGACAGACCGCGCAGAATACAGAGCACTCCTGAGAAAGCTCATTGATGATGTCATTACCGATACTACTGCTATCACCGGGCAGACAGAGCCCCCCCTGACTGTGCTGTATCAGACCAGCGGCAGCTGGACGCGCGACAGCACGAATATGAGCATTGGCGAGGCTCAGCTCGATATCTGTGCAGCAGATGCAAACGTAATGATGGCATCACCGGCGTATGCTGTCACCGACAAGGGTGGCCATCTTGACGCGAACGGCTACCGCTGGCTGGGAATGCAGTTCGGAAAAGTGCTCCATCGTGCAATTGATCGTCGCCAGAACTGGCGTCCACTGCAACCCCTGTCAGTCACGCTGAGCGGAACATTCCTGCGTGCGGATTTCCTGGTGTGGAGCCCGCCGCTTCAGTTTCGATCGTGCTACGTGGGTTCATCTCCGACGACGTATGCCGCAAAAGGATTCAGAGTCACTGACGACGCCGGGGACGTTCCGGTGACGCGGGTCGACATTGTAGCCGATACCGTAGTCGATATTACACTGGGGCGTGAAACGACCGGCGATGTTTATCTATGGTACGCCAGCCAGACCGGAAGTAACGGTAACGGAAATCTGTTTGACAGCGACACAACGGTCGCTGTTGCGAATTACGAATTTCATGAAGGGACGGGGCAATATCCGGAATCAAATATTCCAGAGCTGGTAAACCGTCCATACCCACTGAATAACCCCTGTGTGGCATTTCGTCGCCAGGCAATCATTATCTAACTGAGGAAATAAATTATGGGTTCACGCATTACTGTTCCGGGTTATTTTGGTGATAAAGGCCTGGGTTTTGACCCGCTCGTTCGCCGTGGCCTGAAATATTTGAATTTTTATGGAGAGGCAGATAAAACTGGTCGGAATCTCGCACCGGATGGGGTAGCTGCAACGGTACTGGGTTCACCTGTTGTGCAGGAAAATGGCGTCCAGTTTACGCCTGCAGGAACATTGCTTGATACGGGTATTCTTCAGCCTCTGGACTTTACTTTTTTCACAATCTTCAACTGTCCGACCCTTTCACAGATTCTGCTGCTCAGCAATTTTAACGGACCCCGGCAGTCAGGCTCAGGCACAACGCAGGGCGTAGTGCTCAGAACGCAGCCAGGCTCGACGAATATGACGTTAAATTTTGCTGTTAACACTATAAATGGGGGCGTATCGACGCAGCGCACAGTCGCGCTCGGCGGGTTGCTGACAAACACAAACTATTTGCTGTGCGCGCGCTTTAAATCAGGTCAGAAAATGGATTTCAAAATCCTGAACAAGGCGCTGTCAGCGGAGAAAACGACGGATATGGGCGACCCGGCCGATTTGGGGGCAAAACTGCGTATCGGCGGCAGTTACCAGTCTGACCTGACGAACGCCGGGATTCACCGAATGTCTGCGTTACACAATGTCGCGCTGACCGATGATGAAATTACGAAAGCCGCCACTCAGTGGACAGCTTGGGCTAAAGCTGTCGGGTTAACAATTTAAAAAATACAAAGCTACGAACTCTCATTGAGTTTACGTAGTGTATAAGCCAGAGCTGATTCCATATCCATTTCTTTAGATAAGGCAAGGAGGTATTTTGATTTTAGTATCAATCGTTTTTTTTGTCGTTTTGTTCGGGTTTGATGGTTTTTAATAGACCTTACAAG